GGGACCGTTGCTAGCTCGCGGGCCATGAGCAAGTTGACGTTGGGCACGCCCACGTTGACCGTCACGCTCTCGCTGGGCAGCGGCGTCAGATCCAGCGTGAAGCGCTGCAGCCAGTGCGAGTACCGGCTCTTATACGTCAGCGTGGTATTCGGTGCGGAAAACACAGCCAGCAGCGTGCCGCTGGCTAGGTAAAAACCGACTTCGCCAACCTCGTACTCTTTGTCGCTATCAAATCGCGCCGCTAGCCGAATTTGAGTCGGACCAATATCCTCATAGTCGGCAACCAGAACTCGATCACGCTCATTGCGTAGGCGTGTTTGTGAGTGAGAAGGGGTGTACTTTTCAGTGCCCGCCGCGACATGGGTAATCGCGCCTTTTAACCCTTCGTTTTTTGCCGATATCAGCTCAGCCAGACCAGCATTTGTGTATCGCAAGATGCTCATGCGTTAGCCCTCATGATCGGTGAACACCAGCCACGCGGCAGCACCCGCGACACTAAGCGTGGCGGCCGCCGTAGGGCTGGCAGTAATTCTTGATGCCGGATTGGCATCAAACGTAGTGCTGGCAGACTCAGCAACCGCCACCGGGCAAAGCGTGGCTGTCACCGTAGGGCTGGCAAGGATGCGGCCGTCTGGCGAATCATCGCGTGCCATTACCGAGGGATCAGCCGCACCGCTCAGCCCGAAGGCGCTTTCGGCACCGAGTGCCAGCGTCAACGTTAGTTCGTCACGCTCGCTTTTTGCATAGCTCAGGTTTCGGAGCATTTGCTCAGTAATGGCCTGATCAATCGGCGCATTGCCGCGCTTCCAGGCGATCACCTCCAGGTGGTACGGATCCGCGAACTCGGCGTTCGCGTCGTACCACGCGATGACCTCCGCGTCGTAGTCCAGCTCGTCGACTGCCAGCACCAGGGCGCGCCGGGTACCCGCTAAGCGGCGGATCGGCCACACGTTAGCCACGGTGCGACGCTGTAGCTCTGGCGAGGCGTCACCATCCCATTCTGCAACGCCGCGATCCTGCGCGAGATACGGCAGCATGGCGGGCGGTGTTCGCTGGGGGTCGAGCAGCTCCGGGAACGGCGCTTCGATATCGTCCAGCACCCCGGCAAAAGCGCGCTCAAACGCACGCTCCAGGCGGCTGGCGTTTTCCGGTAGCAGCGAGTACTGGCTCATAACTGGCGCACCTCGATCTCGATGCCGGTGCAGTACGGCGCGGTGAAGTCAGCAGCGGCGAGGCTTTCGGCTGGCATTGCTAGCTCGATGCGCACGGCACCGGCGTTGTGCAGCTCGGTACCCAGCGCGCTGCGCTCGATAAAGCCCTCGATGCGGTGCTGCTCATCCGCGTAGCGCTGCACGTTTTTAATCGCCTGCTGATGCACCACGCTGGGATCCGGCCCACGGTTGATGTAGATCACCGCGCGGCACTGCCAGTTGACGATATCCGCAGCGGTCACCGTCACGTCATCCGTGGCCGGGCATACATCATTGCGGGCGAAGTGGGCGCGCGCCTCGTCGAGCAGCGCTTCGCTCGGCGTGCCGTCACCCTCACGGGAGAGCAGCGCGACACGTACTTGCCCAGGTGCCGTGCGCTTGCCCACCGCATCCTTCACCTTGCCCGCCAGCGTACCGCTGGGCAGTCGGTACGTGACCGTGACCACTCCCTCCTCCGGTGTGGCCACACTAATTTGTGGCCGAGCGCTGAGGGTCATCGCGTGAAACTGATACGCCAGGCGCGGCCCCGCCACACTGAAGCTGTACGGCGCGAGAAAGTGGCGCAGCCGCAAGCTTTCGTCGTCTTCCTTCACTGCCGGTACCGGGGGAAACGCCGATGGGTCGCCTTCGGTGATGGTCTGTCGCTGCAGGCCCAGGTCGGCGACCTTGGCGTCCAGATTGCTGCCTTCGGCCCACCAGGCCAGCATTTGCTTGATCTGCTCATTGCGGTGGCGGCGCTCGGTCTGCAGCATCACGGTGGCCACCTCGACGAGCTTGGTGAAAACCTCCGACTCGCTTTCCAAAGTCGCCCGGATCCTTTCCGAAAGCGCCGGGTCGCTTTCCGCTACGTGGGCAATCGTTACCGCTTTGAACGTTGCGAGCATCTGCTCGAACGGCGGCACCTCGACGATCGCCGGGTCGGCGAGGCGGTTTTGTCCGGGTATCAGCATTAGACGCCCACCTCGAATTGCACGCGCTGCCGCTGCCAGGTGCCGTCGAATGCCAGGCGTAAGCCGGTAGCGTGGCGGCTGGCAACGCAGCGTGTGGGTTTAAAATCGCCGATGTCGTTGATCGGCTCGTAAAACGCGGCAATCGCTCGGCTCTGGGCGAGAATCAGCACGTCATCGCTGTTCAAGCGGCCCAGCAGCTCCGGCACCCGGCAACCGAAACGGCGGCGGTGTTCGCGGCCGCCGATGGGCGTCGTCATCACTTGGGTGATACGCGATACCAGTTGTGGCCACGCTTCTATCGTGCGGCCGGTTTCTCTGTCCATGCCGATCATACGGGTTCACCTGTCTGCGCTGGCCCTGGCTGGATGCCGTCATGTTTGTGGTCTTCGCCCACGTTCTTACCGTTGTGATCCAGACCACTGCCAATCACGTGAACGCCGCTCTCATCGATGCGGATCCCGTTACCGCCGCGCATGAACACGATGGCCTCGCGGTCGTGAACGATGGACGTTTGTCCGTTCGTCCATTCGTACCGATGTGCAGCGAAGTCGTACTGCCAGCTAGTGCCGTCTTTGTAGGTCAGCCGGTGCTGAGTGCCGCTGCTACCTGCAGGCGGGTACGCCGCCGTGGGGATGCCCGGCACCGCGATGCTCTGGCCGCTATCGTTACCGCCGCCGTGGTTGATCAGCTCGCAGCCCTCGCCGACTGACGGAGGTCGCCACTCGCTGACTTCACCCGCCGAGGCGCTCGCCCAGCGGATCCACGGCGTGGTGTTGCCGCCGTGCTTCACTTTGCACAGCCCCTTGCCGTAGTCGACAGCCACCACCACGCCCCGCCTGCCCTGATTGCGGGCGCGCCGGTGCAGGTCGTTGACCTCGTTTTCTAGCTCGGCAATGCGGTCGATATAGGGCGCGAGGGCATCACGAACAATGGCGTCGATCAGCTCTCTCATAAGCGCCCTATTGTGGTGGTAGTTCGTAGCTCGCCTCATCGTTCGGGTCGAGCTCAGGGTTACGCGACAGCCAGGCAATGCCTGGCATGCCCGCTGTAACGGGATCTTCTTCAGCCAGCGATGGCCCGAGGCTGATCTGCTGCTGGAAGCTCACGCCCCAAGCGTCGTAGCCATCCGCACCCTCTTTGAAAAAGCTCGGCTCGGCGCGTAGCTGCTCCGGGCGTTTGATCTGATCGAACGGCAGCCCCCACAGCGCGTCGGTGGCCACCCGCTGCACCGCTGCCGAAAGGTTCACGGCTTCCAGCGCCGCCCGGTGGCTGTGCCTGCCCACTACGCAGTGCAGCGTGATCGCGTAGTCGTAGCCGTAACGGCCATCCGGCCAGCGGTCGGTGGGCGTGGCGCGCTCAAACTCGATCAGCACCTCGCCGTTGATACCGTCACCGCCGACCACTGCGCTGCCGAACTCGTCATAATTGCCGACCCGGATCGCCTGGACCCGGTCGAGCAGCGTGTCGCGTATCGCGTCGAAAAGGTCGCTGGGCTGCTCAAGTGCTCGATAGGACATAACGCGCCTCTTGCTCAAACAGTTCGATAAATCGCGCCTCCACGCGGCGCTCCCACCGGCGCACCACGGCCTCGCCCAGCTCGGCGATCTCTTCGGTGACGCGCTCGATGGGCAAGCGCTCGCGGCCTTTTCGACGCCACACCATCACTTGCCGACTGCGCATCGGGTTAACGAATGCGCTGTCGTAATTTTTGCGACCCACGCGAACGCCGGTCACCGTTTGCCTGGGATCGCCCAGGTAGTGCACGCTCAACGGCGTCAGGCCCACCCAGACCTTCACCTCGCCATCGGCAATGCGGGAATACATGCGGAAGCGCTGCCGCAGCGGCCTCTGAACGATACCCAGCTCGCGGCCCAGCTCACGTACTGAATGAGTACGCAGCCATTGACCAGCGCCCCGCAGGGCGCGGTTAACGGCCGTATCAAGCTGCTTTTTGGTCGCGTTGATCAGCTCCGGCATGCGGTTCTGCGCGTCATTGAGACGCAAGCTAACCTCGAAGCCACCCGGCATGCTGCTTCTCCCGTTCGCTATACGGCACTAACACCAACGCCACCCGGATCCGGCCCACCGGCAGCACCTCGACGGCGGTGTAAATCTTGCCGTCGAGATGCACCTGGCGTTGCGGCCAATCCTCTGGCAGCTCACTGCGCGGCACTTGGCAAATCGTCTCGCCCGGCTTCGCCCGCACGCCGCCCTGGTTACGATTGCCGGTGCGTAGCTGATCAGGCGAGCGCGGCGCGCCCAGCATGCCGGGCACCTCGCGCACATCACCACCTAGCACCATTTGCAGCTCGCAGCCGAACTCCTCCGGGTCGAAGAACGACCGCCAATCGTCGTCGCCGATCATTACTTAGCAGCCTTGGTGGTACCCTTCGCGGCCGTTTCAGTCTCCTCTGTCGGCTCTTTGGCATGGCGTGCTTTGCCTAGGCTGATCAGTTCCACTGCCTTGCTAGGCGAACACGTAAATGGTTTATCTTTGGCCACAAACTCTCCCGCCACGCGGATATCATCGCTGGCCAACATCTCGACTGTTTTAGTCTCTTGCGCTGTCATTACTACACCTCAACGTCAGGGCGTAAAAAAGGGGGCTAACGCCCCCAAACCTGCCCGCTTAAATGGTTATGCCGCCACTGCTTTAGTGGCAACACAGAAGGATTCAGGACGGCGGATGTTCGCGTCGATATCCTGGAACACACGGACGATCAGTCCGTCTTGCCCAGCAAGCGCGTAGGGGTCTGGCTTGAGATCGAGAACGCCCCACATACCAATCACCATCTGGCTAAAGTCGCCGAATATCCAGGTGTCCTGATCCATTTGGTTGGTCGCTTCTGCACGGTAGCCGCCGACACGATTGTTATCCGTCCAGATCTCTTTACCGGTGTTCGGGAACTTCTCGGTCTGCTGAGCCGCACCGCGCTGAATCACATCGGTCAGATATGCCAGCGCACCCTGATCAGCGTTATAGGTGGCGATCTTCGTCACCATGTCGATCAGCTTGCCCCAGGTAATACCTTCGGCTGGATACGTGAGCGCACCTAGGCCCGTTTGATTAAGCAGGCCCAGCGGCTGGTTATCGGTTCCGGTGCCTTTCAGCATCGCAAGGTCGATGGCCACACCAATACCGCTGATTAAATCGTCCACAATCATCGCTTCAACAGACTTCGACGCCTGCTTACGCAATTTACGCGTGACCGGGATGCCACCCGCGATGGTTTTTGGCTTCATCGCCAGCGTGGCCAAGTCGAAGTTAGAGAGCGTCACATTCTCTTTTTCACCCAGCCAGTAGAAGTTCGACCCGCTCACCTTTTTCGGCAAATCCAGGTCGCCTTCCAGGCCGTTCAGAATGCGCGCGCCAAGCTGAGCGATAACCGTCTTATTACGCAAAATATCGATGAACTGATCGATGCGCAGGTCAGTCGCCACCAGCTCGCCGCCGCGCCCTGGTGTTCCAACTTCCAGGCTACGGCGCATAGCTGCGTCCGGGTGATGAGACATAGAGCGCATCAACACATCGTGAGGAACGAAGAAGCCTCGGGCCTCTTTATTGAGCGCGTCCGCCGTAGCGATCGACATCTCTTTCTCTAAACCCGCTTGGCTCCAATCACCGGTAGCTGCCGCGTTCAAGGCGCGCATTAGCGAGTAATCGCCTGCCTCTTTTTCGCTAACACCTAGCGACGTTGAAGTGATTTGGCGCTGTTGGCCAAACGGCAAATCGGTGCCTTGCTGTCCACCAGGACTGGCTGACTGAGGATTCATGCGCTCCATGATCATTTGGCGCACTTGATCAACGCTGTAGCCTTTCTGGATAGACTCAGTTGCTAGGCTGCGCTGGCCAAAACGCTCGCCCATTTCAGTGATATCGCTTACCCGCTGACGCTCTTGCTTAATGATGTCGTCAGCGCGAGGCTCAGCATGCGTGGTAACGCCGCGTTGCTGTGGCTCAGTTTTGGTTGTGTCGGCACCAGTCGTAGTTTGATCTTCAGGATCCATTCGTCTTTCCTTTACGGTGATAGTGTTTTGACGCTCGTTTAACGAACGGCCGACGCCGACAGTCGGGTCAACCGGTACTGAAACAGAGGAAACCTCGAACGGCTCCCACTTCGTGATGCGATAGGTGTCCACCCCATCGCGCTCAGATTCGAGCACCATTTCGTGGATGAAATAGCGCGTGCTAATGTGACGGCGAATCCCATCGACCACGTCTTGCCACACCTTCTCGGCGTCCTCGCTGCGCGAGAACCGAACGCGGGCACGTAGCTTGCGATCGCCATCTAACCAGGCATCCTCAACCACCCCGATCTGTTGCCAGTCGTTGTGCATGTCGAGCAACGGCGCGCCGTTTTTTAGCCGGGTTAAATCAACCGACTCTGGCGAGTGGTCGAGGATCTCCATGCCAAAATAGCGGCGGAACGGATATTCACTGGAGACCGCGACTTCAACCGTGCGAGCCTCTAGGTCAATGCTCTCTTTAATGACCGTGAGGCTACGCGACAGTGGCTCGCCCTGAATTTGGCGAACCACCTCTTCAGGCTGCTTTTTGCTGGTCGTCTTCGTCGTCTTCTTTTTGGCTGCTTGGCTCATTGGGAGAATCCTTAGTGGGGTCGACAGATACAGAAAGGCCCCGCTCACGCAGGGCCTCCTCTTCGCGGGCCATATCGTCGAAAACCTCATCCGGGTCTTCGCCCGCCTGGCGTATGTAGTAGCTTCTCGTTTTGGTGCGGTTTCTAATCGACTCACTAGCGGCTTTGGCATCTTTCGATGGGTCTACCCAATCCCAGCCGCGCGGCTGCCAGTGATAGTTTAAATAACGCTCCATGCTAGAAAACGAGAGCTTCAACTCCCCATTCAGCATTGACATCTCAAGCCACGCTTCAAACACAAAATCAAGCAGCTCGCTAATAGCGAACTGTTGAACAGATTTATAAAAGTCGCGGTCATCGAGGTCACCAGACCTCATAGAGGAGAAGTTAACGCCCTCAAGATCACTTGCTAAGCGGTTATAGCTCGGCCCTAAACCAGCAGCCGTTCCTCTCAAACCTTGCTTTAAAAAAGGCGCAAAGTTTGCACTAGGGTGATCACTTTTATAAGGCGTAAACTTTAGGCCATAGGGCAATATTTTTGCCGTGCCCGCTTCTATCTCCTCATCGATTTCAGCGTCTTCTTCATCCTCTCCTGGAGGATCCATCCATTCAGCATCTTGCTCGAAGAAACCGGTTAACTTCGCACCATGCTCTGCCGCTAAAATCTCATTGCGGCGATATTCATCAAGATGATAAAGCTCAACCATCGCGGCATGCGCCCAGGTAAAGCCTCGCGATTGATGGGGACGCCATGGCTCAAAGGTGTGCAGCAGCTCATTAGCCAGTATTCGTAGATGACGCTGTCGCGCAGGTTGCCGATGCTGCACATCTCCAGGATGATCAACGGTTAAGTAATAGGCGATAGGGCGCTCCCACTCGTCTATTTCCACCCCCATGCGAACGCGATTGCCGTTAGGCAATAAGTCGTTGTAGTGAATATCTAAACGATCACATTCCAATATCTGGAGAGCAAACCCCCATTTATTAGGATAACCACGAACCAGCCGTACCATTACTTCGCCATCTCTGGCGAGCGTTTCTATCCATAAATTAAGAAACGTAACGTAAGAATAACGACCGCTAACGTCGAAATTGCCCTTTTTACAAAACCGCTTCCACGACTTTTCTATTTTCTCGCGGGAACGCTTATCAGGTTTTCCATTAAGCATATTAACTTTTGATTGAAGCTGTATGCCTCTTGGCCCGATAACGTTTTGCTTTAATAGACGGTGGAAACGCTTTATATAAGGGCTGTTAATCGACTGCTCACGCGACCGCTGACGTAACGTTTCATGATCTCTATAGATGGTCTGGTTAGCATCGCCAGCACTGGTACGCGTTCCCCACCCTGCTGTAAGACGTGAACGCCGAGCTGCCTGGAAATTGCGTTTCATGCTGGCTGTCGCATACCAAGCAGCGTTAACCGCGCGCTGCAGTAAGCTCGGCTTTTGTCGACCCATCAGCCATATCTCCACTTAACAGTGCCAGCAAAAGGCCCACGGCGCTTAGAACCTTCTGAGCGCACTTCACGCCGGTACCGACGCCGCAGCTCTTCTAAACGCTCAATAGGGATACGGTCTATCCGCTGGCCGTCGATCTCGTAGCTTTGCTGATCCTTTGGGATACGCTTTTGTAACGCCGCCTCTATCAACTCCAACATCCGGCGAGCGTGGCTACGCAAATCTTGCGCTTCCATCGCTAGCAAATCAGGCTCTATATCAAGAGTGCCCGATTCCAGTGTGTACCGTTGATCCTGACCATTCTTTACGTAAGCGATCCAGCGATAATGCCCGTCTGGCCACGTTCGCGTTGTTGCTGCAACTTCCTCTACCGTATGGCCACCTGCAGCACCTCCTAACGCTTCAATGTCGATGCTTTTCGGCCCGCGCAGTGCATAGTGCAAAACCCACCCGGCTTCGGCTGGGTATTCAGGCACACTGACGTGCCAGGTGACGCTATCCCCAGCTCTGATTTTCGGTGGTTGCATAATTACGACCTGCGCTTTTTCACTTTGAAGCGTGCCCGTTTAGGCGGCGCTTTGGGTTGGTTTTCTTGCTCGCTAGACGGCTCTGCGTCAGTTGGCTCGGCTGGTGTGTCGGTATCATCGACTGGCTCACCGCTTTCGCCTTTCGCTAAGCGTTTAAGATCGCCCAACGTGAGTGCGCCTCGCTTGCGTCTGTGCAGCTTCGCGCGTAGCGCCATGATGTATTGCATCGCCTCGCAGTCGAGCTTGTGGTTCTCGCCGACTTTCTTATACGTGCCGGTTTCCTCGCTCCACTCTTCACCGACGATCTGCTTGCAGTAGTCGTCGGTAACGTCAGTGGGTAGCAGCCACCAGCCAGGGTAACGATCAGCTTCACCGCTCTGGGCACGGCTGATGCGGCTATGCACCCAGCGCTTGGCCAGCGGGGAATCGAACGCCCAGCGGGCATCGCCGCGCTTGCGCACCTTGCCTTGCTTGTTGACCTCGACCAGCTCTTTCTTAAACGGCTTATCGAGGCGGTCACGGCCACGCAGTGCGATCGCTCTGCCCTTGTGGGCGTTAATGAACTTGTAGACCTGGTCGTCGCGGTAGCCGATGTCAATGCCGGTTTCATTGATCGGATAACCGCCGTACTCCTGATCCATCTGATCGGCGAGATCGTCCCAGACCGCATCCTCGTCGGTGTTGCCCCATAGCTCTCCCTCTTCGAGGAGCTGCGACCCCATGCCGGTAAACCAGGCGCGAACCACGTATTCGAGGCGCGTTTTCTGCACGTCGATGGTCATGAAGATCTGGCGCGGCTCCGGGAGAATGAGCTCGCCGCTGGCGTAGGCCCAACGCATAGAGCGAATCTCCTCCCAAGTGGGCACGTCGCCGACTTCTGCGAATAACTGACCAAAGCCGGTGTTAGTCACACCCTGGAGCGTGGCGGGGTCGCCCGATCGCTGCGCTTCCAGCAGCTTCTTAGCGAGAAAGCCGTAGGATTTTTTAGCCGCGAAGCTGACCAGGCCGGATACCCATAGCGAGTAGTGGCTCGACCCTTCGGTCTCTGCCGTGCCGGTCACTTCACCAGGCAACACCTGGTCGCCCTTGCGGCGCGCTTTAGTGACTGATTGACCAGGGGCAACGGCAACGCCGCGCGCATTCATCCAGGGCCGGTACTTGTCCTCGATACCTTCGCCACAGCAGGAGCAGATCAGGCGCGCCTCACGTTCTGCGACGTCCGGCGAGCACTCCTCTTTGCTTCCCTGGCCAGGCCACCACAGCAGATCCATGTGCGGGATGAAGTAGACGAGACAATTGGGGCATGGGATAGCCCACTCATGGCGCGTGCCTGACTGCCAGAGCCGCCACACTTTCGATGTGACCGCGCCCCTTTTGCCGACTTGCCAATGCTCTAAGCCAGTAACTGGATGCTTGCGCTTCGTTACCCGGCCACGCAACGGCGTTGCGGTATAGCCAACTTTTGAGTCGACATACGCATCGCCACGCGCTTCGATGATCTCCGTGGTGTCGCCTTCGCCGGTATTGACGATCCGGTCCACCTCGTCGACCAAGATCAAACCGGCCGAGTCGGCGGCGAGCTCAGTCGGCGAGCCTGCCCAGGCAAAACGGAATTTCGTGCCACCGATCCACTTGGTGTATATCGATGACCGGCGCTTGTCGTACTTCCGCCAGAGCGCTGCGCACTCGCGGAACATGTCCATGAACTTCGGCTCGACCGTGCTAGTGATCAGCGGCTTTGTCGGCGTGACGTACAGCACCGGGGTCGGATCTTCATCGATGCGATGCCCGACCACGTTCTCCATGGTCACCGACTTGCCCATCTGCGTGCCCATAACGAACGTCACGCGTCGAAACTGCGGCTGGGCGAATGCCCACGCCACCGGCTTCATGTACGGGTTACTGTCAGGGTTAAACGGCCCAGGCACCGGCGCGGCCGGTGGCATAATGCGCTTGTCGCGTGCCCACTCGTCACTCGTCCTCGGCGGCGGTGCCTCCACCATCGTCGCCGTCAATCGAATCAAGCGCGTCAAGCTCAGCAACGATTGCCGATGCTGCATCGTTAAGTCGTTCGGCAGTAGACCCACGGATGCGGCGGGTCTCGGCGTGGATCCGCTCTCGCACTTTTGCTGGGTCATCAATCACCGCCAAATCTGATGCAAGCCGACTCGATAGGGAGTCGAGCTGGGTAGCGAACACAGCGCCCACCCCCTGCAGGATCCTCCCGACCGCGTCCAGCGGCACCAAGCGGCGGCGCGCCAAATCGATATCAATCTGCAGCTTTTCCCGCCGCGCTTTTTTCAGCAGCCGATCCTCGGCGCTTGCCGAACCGACGCCGTCTTCTGTTTCGTCGTCATCGTCACCGTACTGGCGGCGCACCTCACGGCGTATCAGCCAGTCGATCGCGTCTTCGGTGTCGATCTCCAGCACGCGGCCTTTACCACCGCCGCCTGCCGTGGGCATTCCTTCATCGACCCACTTGCCTATCCAGCGCTCTGACTTGCCAACCATTTTGGCGAACATCTTTTTGCTGACGATCTCGCCCATGAGCAGCTCCGGCAGAAAGGACTAAGGCGCGCAGCCGTGATGACGTGCAAATGTAGAAACGTCCTTTCTCACGAAAGGGCATTTGTGCATTTGTACTCTTGTTCAAATGTGCGTGGTTGCTGGGCTGCCGGGGCGTTGACGCCACCCCGGCTAGTCCCTTCTAAAACGGAAGTAAGGACTCGAAAAATTCACCCAAAAACGCGCGAATCCCGCGAGTTTCTCACCCGTGAGGGGCGTGTGGCGGGGGAGTACCTAAAAGATGATAGGCGTTCTCATTTGCTATAATCGCCCAAATCCCGCAGGTTTTTCCCGCCTAGCTCAGCCGGTTGCTGAGGCTTGCCACCACCATAGAAGAAGCGAACGACACCACCGACCAAGCCAGCGACTAAGCCGGTCATGATCAGGTCAGCGTAGCGCTCACCGGTAGTTGACAGCGGGATGAACGTAACGGCGGCTGCAAAGCCAAACGCAAACAGCAGCAGGATCGTCGTCATCAAGTAGAGGAAGTTGCTAGCCAGCCAGCCGCGATTAGCCTGAAGCGTGGCCACCTGCAATGCACGAGCATCGACACGATCCAGGTGAGCGATGCGCTGCAGCTTCACCTCGCTATCAACCAGTGCCTCTTCAAAGCGCAGACGTGCCTCTGGATCAGCGTTCAACGTTTCGAGCGCATGCTCGCCGCTAGGCGCGCCGGTGATCAGCTTCGCCATGTCGACCACGCGGTCGGCTACCTCAGCGCCGTTTTTTGCGTCGAGCAGCTCGCCAATCTTTTTTCCTAATCCCACCGCACTTGCTAGCCCTGACGCGATAGCGATAACACTCACAAAACACCCCCGCGCGGCACTGCCGCGATTTCATTGAGCCAATGGCTAGGCACCGGCTGTTGTTGCAACACGTTAGAGAGCAGCTCGACCACACGTCTGAACCAGCCATACGTAAACGCCTCCTGGCTTTCGCTGCGCTCTGCCAATCCACGGCAAAACACGATGCGCTCGGCATTGATCGTGTGAGCCAACACCTCAAGGCCACCGTTACCGCGAGCAGCAACAAACCCGACCAATGCTTTCAGCGTCTCGCCACCGACCGAACCATCCACCGCAATATCCGCGTAAAAACGGCCACGATTATTCAGCACGTTCAACTGACGCTGCAGGTATTCAGCCGCGCGGCCCGGCCCGCTGTTCACCCCAAAATCGAACAGCACCAACGCAAGGTCGGTGCTGAACGCGGCGATCTCATCGAGCTGCAACGAATGCCAGTAGTCAGCGGCGTAGATCGCCGCCGCTTGCTGGCGAGAGAGGGCGCGCATGTCGCCGGTGTAACCGTGGCGGCGAGCCACTGCGATCGTGATTCCCCAATTCGTAGGCCCGCCTCGATCCGCTGGATGGTTGACGTAGCCGCCCTCGCGGTCGATCACTTCCGCGATCAACTGGCGCTTGAGTGTGTCGATGCTCATGACTGGATACCCACTTTGCTAAGAATGATCTCTACCAGCACTGGCCCGGCCACCAGTCCGAAGAACGCCAGAACGCCGAAAAACACTTTCGAGAACGTGCCCCATCGATGCCCGGACGTTGAGCTCAGTTTTTCGACCTCGGTTTTCAGCGTGGCCATCGCACCCTCGACCGTGTCTAAGCGATCCTCAACGTGGGCGATGTCTCTTTCGTTTCTGTCCTGCCGCTCTTCGAGTCGCACCACGCGATCGAGCTTCTCCTCAATGCGCACCAGGCGCGCGAAAAGCTCCTGGCTCATTAAGTCGGAGTTCATAGTCGTATCCATAAGCGAGTTTTAGCGGAAGCCAGAAACAAAAAAGCCCGCACGAAGGCGGGCAAAGGTTGTCACCGGGAACGAAAAAGCCCGCCGGGTTAGGGCGGGCTTTCGCAATAAGGGCAATTTGACATAAAGACTACTCGGATACGGACTTTTGTCAATATGTGCAAACGAACTAACGTTACTTTGTGCAAATGTACATAAGTACGCTTGTACATTACCGCAGAGCGCGCGCCCAGCCTGCCACCGCGCCGGGCAACGACATAAAGCCACCGGTGCGCTTATCGCATCCGGTGCAGCCTGCCCACCACTGCTGCTCACGCTGCTTAAAGCGCACCGGCTTAGCCTCACAGCAGTAGGGCAGGTCGGTGCGATTAACTTCACGCCAAGATGCCACCGCCCAATCATGGCACTTGCTGGCCTCGCCACGGTTGTTACACACCGGGCAGATCAGCAGCAGCGCGCCGTCTTTCTCACGGCGCTCCGGTGGATGCTGGCAATGACTGCAATTTGGGATCAAAGCGGCGGTGCCCCCCAAACACGATCAGGGCGAGAGGCGTACTCACTCTCGCTCCAGAAAACAATTCGCAAGCCGAATTTCGTGCGTTCTACGCCATCGGTCAGAGATTCTCCAAAGTACTCTTCAGGCTTCCCACCTTTGAAGTTAAGCGCATACTGAACATCTTTCTCAAGTTCCTTCAGCGCCTCGGTAAACGACTTGATATAGCAACCGTCCACCACAAACACCGGCAACTTTTTCTCTTTTTTACGGCGGCGCAGCTCTGTCCTGGCCTCGACAATCATGTCGTTCAGGTCATCATCAGTCAGAATCGTTAGATCAGTCACTCAGTCACCTTCCACAGCGCTTCCAGCGCTTCCCGGTCAATATCATTCAGCAGGCGGTGCATCGCCTGCCAACGTCCGCACCAATGCTTGTCCCAATTCGCCCGCGTCACGCCCAGCACTTCCTGAAGGCGCTCCGGCGTATGGGCAGGCTGACCGCTGTTCTTACGCGCCTTGTGGCACTGCGCCGCGAGGTGGGCCAGCCCCTGGCAGGCTC